CGGCCAGGACGCCGACCAGCCGCAGCGCGCCAGCGCCGAGTACACCTACGCGCCGGGCGAGATCGAGGACCAGCAGGCGGCCTCGTTCAACGGCCCGCAGGGATACCCGAATTTCAACTGGGTCAATCCGGCCGGGGTCGAAGCCTTCCTAGCGAGCGGCCCGATGTCCAAGAACATCGAGGACCGGCGCGGCGAGCACAGCCCGGCCGACGTCGCGCGCTACCGGCGTCTGCTGCAGATCGAGGGCCGGGCCGAGGGCGGCCCGGTCGAGGAGGACCAGCCTTACTGGGTGGGAGAGCGCGGGCCCGAGCTTTTCGTGCCCGAGCAGGACGGCACCATCGACCCGTTTACCCGCGCCGCTGCCAGGACGGGCCGTAGAGGCCGTAGGGAGGGCGCTGGTACGAAATTCGTGGAAGGTGGGTATGGACTACCCGCCGCCTACCGGGCGCTGGACGAGGGCGCGCGGCGCGCCCTGGAGAGTGCCGGCCAGCTGCAGCGGACGGGTGACCAGTACGACCCGGCGCCGGTGCTGCAGCAGGCGATCGGCGCCGTGGGTGCGCCCTTGGTGGCGCCGGCGCAGGCCGGTGCGGTGCTCGGCGCTGGGGCGGTTAGGAGGGCGGCAATTCCCTCAGTGGCCAAGCCGGCGCTGCGCTCGGCCGACACCCCGCTGTTCGACTATTCGCAGCTGCGCGACGTGCCCAACGTGCCGCAGGTCGATCTGGAGCGCTACGTGCCGCCGCGCGGGGTCGCCGAGCGCACCCAGGCGCTGGCGGCGCCGGAGAACGTCGCCCGTGTTAACGAGGTGGTGAAGCGCGGCGTCGAGCAGGGCGGCCGCGAGTGGTACAACACCGACCCGCTGCGGCAGGCCTTCATCGCCGCCCGCGGCGAGAAGGAAGGCGCAACGGCCTATCAGCAATACCTCGATCTGGTGGCGGCGACCTCGCCGCGCTCCAAGGTTTCGGAGAATGCGCGTAACGCCGCCTACTACTACGGGCTGGCGCAGCGCGGGGAGCCGCTGCCGGAAGTGATCGCGAAGGGCGGCGCGCTCAGTGTCAAGGAGCCGCTGCCGTCACCCTACGGTCATATCGCCCAGGGCCTGCACGCGCAGAACGCCACCAACGTGCTGGAGGGCGGCGGCTGGCCGGTGCTGCAGAACCCGAAACCGGCGAGCTTCGCGCAGAACCTCGCCGGCAATCAGCTGCCGGTCACGGTCGACACCCACAACGCGCGCCTGTGGGGCATGACCGACACCAAAGGCCGGCCGATCGATAAGCCGGCGAAGACCGAATACGGCTTCATGGAGCGGCTGCAGCAGGAGGAGGCCAAGAAGCTCGGCCTGACCCCGGCACAGTATCAGGCCGCCGCCTGGATCGGCGGCGGCGAGCAGACCGGGCTGAAATCGAGCGCGGACCCGTTCCTGAAGGTGCTGGAGGATCGCATCCGGCTGACCGCCAAGAAGACCGGCGAGACGCCGAGGGATGTGCTCAAGCGGTTCCTCATGGGGCAGAACGCGCCGGGCGCCGGCGGGCCGCTGTTGAGCCTCGCCGGCATGGCAGCGGCCGCGCCGGCCGTGCTCAATCGCCGGGATTAGTGTCCTCCAGGCGATAGCGCACGCGCAGCGCAACCACCTTCAGCGGCGGCGGCTTCCTGTCCGGCTCCTTCGGAGGCGGCGGGGGAGGCTTTTTCTCGTCGGCGTCCATACCGGCAGACTACCACACAACGTGGCGAAAGGAAACACCATGACGTTCGCCCTCATCTTCTGGATCTTGATGTTGCTCTGGGTGCTGTTCGGCGTGTGGGGTGTCTATGGCCGGCCGGGCTGGCCCTACTTCTGGCATGCCAACGGGCTGTTCCTTTTCATCCTGTTTCTGCTGCTCGGCTGGAGGGTGTTCGGCGCACCTGTCCATCCATGACGCGCGAGCACTGGCTCGGGCTCGCCATCGCCCTCATCACGATCGTGGCGACGCTGTGCCTGATCGCGCTGCTCGATGACGTGCAGGGCAAGGTGCCGGTCGACTGCTTCGATCCGACCGAGCGCGAGCGGGTGCGCGACATCTCGCTCACCGGCATGGACAAGGGCCTGGAGCAGGCCATCACCCACCTCTACTCGGTCTGGCAGAAAGACCCCGACAGCGACCAGCCCAGGCGCGCCCAGGTCGGTGTTGTCAACGCGCTCAACGCCCACAACCGGGCGCGCCGGTTTGCGCTCGCCTGGGCCCCGCCCACCTGTCCACCGGAGAAAACGCCATGACCCTGCAAGTTTTGAACGGGCCGTCGATTGCCGCCGGCGAGAGCCTGAGCGACGGCCTCGACTGCAGCGCCGGCCCGATCGTCAAGATCACCATGCCGCCCCAGTGGGTCGGCGACACCGTCACGTTCCAGACGTCGAGCGACGGCAACTTCTACAACGACGTGTTCGACCCCGCCGGGTTCGAGCTTAAGTTCAAGGTCATCGCCGGCACCGGGATCTTGGGCATGCGGCTCACCACCGGCTTCATCAAATTCAGATCAGGCACGCGCGAGAGCCCGGTGATCCAGCCGGCCGCGCGCTCGTTCGCGGTGGCGCTCGACGTGGCGGGTGCAGCACCGGCATCGAGCGGCGAGCTGCGCGTGCGACTACTGCTGGGAGGCTGACATGCGCGTCGTCATCAGCAGCGGCCACGGCAAGAAGATCCGCGGTGCCTCGTGCGACGCGCCGTGGGGCCTCGATGAAGTAGACGAGGCGCGCAAGGTGGTCGAGAGCGTGGCCACGGCGCTGCGCTCGGTCGACATCGACGTGACCACCTATCATGACGACGTCTCGACCTCGCAGTCCGAGAACCTCGGTCGCATTGTTGACTTTCACAACAGTAAGACGCGAGATTTGGACATCAGCGTGCATTTCAACGCCTACGAGGAGACGTCGAAACCGATGGGCACCGAGGTGCTCTACGTGTCATCCACCGGCATGGAGATCGCCGACGAGGTGGTCGACGCCATCGCGGATGCCGGCGACTTCATCAACCGCGGCCCGAAGAAGCGCACCGATCTGGCATTCCTCAACAACACCGAGGAGCCCTCGATCCTGATCGAGACGTGCTTCGTGGACAGCGAGGCCGACGCCGAGCTGTACCGCCAAAACTACGATCTAATCTGTGACGCCATTGCCGGCGCCATCGCGGGTGAGCCGATCGGGGCGACGGGCGAGCCCGAGCCGCCGCCGACCGGGGCGACCGGGCCGACCGGCGAGGTGCTGTTCCAGGCCAAGGGCAAGTGCAGCTGGTTCGGTGGGCCCGACGACACCGGGGTGAGCCCGAGCGAGGGCCTCGCGTTCATCTTCAAATACGAGGAGGCGCCGCACCTGTTTCTGCCGAAGCAGCCGCCAGCAACCACCGGGCTGGCGCGCCGGCTGGACCCCGAGGTGTTCTACGTTGCCTGCCGGTGGAATTACGACGACACGCCCAAGACCATGCTGCGCGACAGCGGGCAGCTGGCGCTGGTGACCGCGAAGAAAACCGGCAAATCCCAGCTGGCCTACCCGGCCGACTGGGGTCCACACGAGGACACCCAGCGCGTCGCCGATTTGTCGCCGGGGCTGATGGAGGCGCTCGGCCTCACGACCGACGACGAGGTGGTGGTGAGCTACCCCGATGAGTTGCAGGACGTGCAGCCGGAGGTGAAGACGGTGACCATCACGATCGACGTTCCGGCCGGCGTGCGCGTCGTCATCAACGGCGAGACGTTCGAATAGCTCTGAAGCGACGCCCACCTTGCCCGTCAGCCCTCACCGGCTGGCGGGCGTTTTTTGCGTTTCAGCTGCTCGATCTCGGCCACCCTGTCCTCATTCCATTGCTGCGTTTCGGCTAGCACCATACGCATGCTGTCCATCTCGCCGCCTCGGCTGTCGTAAGCCGCCCGCAGTCGCTCGATCTCCAGTTTAGCTATGGATAATTCGTAGCCGCTCGATGCCTGAAGTGACGCGACCCGCTCTTTCAGCCGCTCGATCTCGACACGGTTTCCCGCCTCCTGCCATAGCAACTCCTCCAGCCGCTCGATCTCGTCGGCAGCCTCATGGGGTAGACCTTCATAAATTCCGCCCGGGTTGGCGAATGCCCCGAAATCCCGCAGCCGCTCAACGATGCCCATCGTCCTTCCCCAGTTTCCAGGCGCACCACGCCACGATCACGGCCCAGCAGATCGTGAACACCAGCACCGCGACCGCGGTGGCCACCACGATCATGTCGCTGCTCACCCCTTGGCAACCTTCTGTAGATCGCGCAGCCCTTCGATCACGGTTTCGAGCGCTTTCGTCAGCAGCGAGATCATCTCATCGCGCTGCTTGAGTTGCGCAATGGCCTCGGTTTGCAGCCTGTTGAGGATGGTCATCACGCGCTCAAATTCTTCGTTGGTCATCGCAGCGGCACCGCGCAGTTGGTCAGCATGAGCAGCGCGAGCAGCACGCCCCAGAACAGCAAGCGCCGCCCCACCACGGGTGACTGGATGGGTGGGACGGCGTCGCTGTCGCCAGCTGTCAGGGAACAATGGAAGTGCTGGCGATAGCTCATCTCTGTCTCGGCTTGCGTACGATCTCGCCTGCGAAGTTACGCCATGCGCGGATGGTGCGATCGGGCCGGATCCCGGCGGTGCGGTAGGCGATGCGCTTCGACTTGGCGATCGCCGGGGCGTCCTTCAGCGCGGTCTTGGCGCCGTGGCATCCCAGGCAGAGCACCTGACAATTCTCCAGGCTGGCGTCGCCGGAAAACTCCGAAGGGTTGCGGTGGTCGTACTGGAACTTGCCGAAGGTGAGCAGCCCGCTGCAGCCCTCGCAGCGGCCCATGGCGCGGCGGAAGGCGGCGAGCTTGGTCTTCTTGTCGAACTCGACGCGGCTCATAGCAGCGCCATGATGATGAACCCCACCGGGATCGCGATCAGCGCAAGCCCCCAAATGACAACGCTGCCAACAAGGAAAAGCGCCATCGGGCCGGTGATGCCAACGTCGCCGTTCTCATCCACGACTATTCCCATGGCTTCGTATTCTTGGTCTGTCATGCGTGCTCCCTGGCGCCGGCCTTGAGTTCGTCAACGCTGATATCCAGCAGCAAGGCGAGATAGTTCAGAACCGCGTCCTTGCTCTCCTGAAACTCCTTTTTGCCCATGGCCTGATAGCTCTGCGAGCGCGCGGTGCGGATCGTCATGGTGCCTTCGTCATCCACCTCGATCACCGAGTAGCCCTCGATCCGGCGCATCGACTTGCGGCTGCTGACGACCTTGACGACGTCGCAGTAGCCGGTGCGGATCAGCGCCCAGCGCCGCAGCTGGTCGGGCGTGGCGAACTCATCGGCGAGATGCTCGGGCAGGTTCTTCCAGGCCTCGGCGACGCACGCCATGTAGTGGCGGTGCGACTGCGCCGAGCGCTCCGCGGAAACGATCAGCCGGTAGGCCCAGCGCGAGGTGCTCGGCATGCGCTCATGCCAGCGGCCGTCGGGGGTGGCGTAGATTTTCGCCGGGGCGTCAGTGGCCATTGTTCTGCGCCTTCAGCTGGGTCACGAAGTTTTTGAGTTCAGTGTTGACGGCGGGGAGTGGCAGGTCGTGCTTCTTGATCATGACGGCGAGTTCCGCCAGCAGCAGCACAAACACATCGTGCTCCAGCTGCGCCGGCCACAGCCCAGCCATTTCGTAGAGGTTGGCGCTGTCATCCAACCATCCGTTATGCTTCTGCGCGATGCGGTTCATCATGTCCTTACGCAACTGCGTGAACTTGGTGGGCTCGAACACGATCATGCGGCCTCCGCGGGCGTCGGGTAGCGCTTGCGCAACAGGTCCACGGTTTCGGCAAGCTCGCGCAGGAAGGTGATCACCTCGGCATTGAGCTTCTCGATCACGTCGTCGTCGCGCCGGACCCGGCGCACGATCGCGCTCATGTGCTTGGGCAGGCGCTTGTCATAGCTGACCCAGTCGCACCATTGCCGGCCGGTGACGGCCATCTGGAACTGCATCTGAGTGATGTATTCCACCGGGATCTTCTCGCCCAGCAGGGTGTCGATGTGGGTGGCGGTGTTGGGGCATTTGATCTCGACCAGCCCATCGGCGCCGACCAGCCCATCGGGGCTGGCGCCGGCCTCGCCGATTAGGGGGTGCAGCAGGAAGCCCACCTCCTCGATCTCGACGCCCATAGCGAGTGCATACTCGAACCGGGCCTCGGCCTCGCACTCAGTGCCGTAGGCCATGGCGGCGCTGACGTAGGTGGGAGCCGGGGTGCCGGTGAGGCGCTCGGCCACCAGTTCCGCCAGATAGTTCTTGCGGCCGGCGGTGAAGCCACCGGAGCGGGTGGTGGCGACGATGTCGTGGACGCGCGATGCAGTGACGTGACCGCACCGCGCCAGACGCCACTCCTCGGTGTTCTGCTTCACGCGGCCTCCCCCCTCTTGTCGAGATTTTTGACGTATTTCAGCGCCGCCTCGAACCGTTCCTGGCTCAGGTCTTCCAGCGCCTCGATGTGGGCGAAGTTGCAAAACCACTCGACATCGCGGCCACTCGCCTCGATCGCCAAGGTGAGCCCCTCGGCCTGGGCGACGCTCAGGCCGGCCCCCATAACATCAGGGAGCCCGGGGCTGGCGCTGACGGCATCATCGTCCTTGCTGGCCGAGAGCCCGAGCGCAGCCTTGAGGGTGTAGCGCTGCAGGTAGGTCACCGTGCTGCCGATCGCCTGGATGGCGTTCTTGGAGCCCGAGGTGTCGGCCGGCCCCGGCAGGCTGTTCTCCTCGCTGTGGCCGGCTTCGTGCGAGACAATGCAGGTCACCACGATCGACTTGTCGGTGACGGTGGTGCGGAAGCGATACGACAGCCCGTGCTCGGACAGGATCGGGACGATGGTGCGCTCGATCTCGGCCATATCCTCGAACTTGTAGTTGGTGCGGCCCTTGTCGGTGACGTAGTTGACCTCGCGGTTCTTGCGGATCACCGGCATGCTGGCCTTGGCCTTGGCGATCGCCTTGTCGAAGGCCTTGCGCGCCTCGTTCTTCTCCCAGCGCTCCTGCAGGGCGAGCATCTTCTCCAGTGTCTCGGGCGCTGCGCCCGACATCAGGGCGCGGTTGAGCATCTCCATCGGGGTGGCCGGGCTCACCTGCATCAGGCCGATCGGCTGCGGCATCTGCATCGCTTGGGCGGTGGGGTCGAGCGTGCCGGATGTCTGGTGAAGCTGCTGCATAACCCGTTGTTCGTCTCTATCGCTCATCATGTCCTCCTCAAATGTCCTGTTGGTCGGAATAGTCGAAGCGGCCGTCGCGCTTGTCCTTCTCGGCCTGGGCGGCGTCGGCCCACTCATCCACCACGCGCTCGGCCTCGTCTTCGCCGATGTCTTCCAGCGCCTGGATTGCTTCGGCGATCGTCATCTGGCCATGCACGAAGGCGTCGTGGATAGCGACCACCGCCTCCTGGGCGACCTGCTCGAGGTGGCTGCGCAGCGCCAGGACCAGCTGGTAGTCCCGCGGCATGCCCATGCCGAAATCGGCCCGCTGCAGCTGGAACATGATCTGGCGAACGCGCATAACGTGCTGTTGTGGGGTCATGATATATGGTTCCCTGAGTGACTGACCCCTTGAAACTATGCCACACGGTGTGGTAAGTCAACAGAATGTGGCGAATAGGAACAACCATGCAGACCAAAGCAGAATACGCCCACATGGCGGTCCACGCGCTCGGCGGCCCCACGCTGGTCGGGAAAATGCTCGGCCTCGACCAGCGGGTCATCAGCAATTGGTGCGCCCGTGGCTTTCCGCCTGATGTCTACGCCCCGTTGGCGCCGCTGCTCACCGCCCGCGGCATCACCGCGCCGCCCGGCATGTTCGGCCAGCGCGCGCTGATCATCACCAAACCCAAGCGCCAGCGGCGCACAAAGCAGGAGCTACAGCATGCCTCAACAGGGTAACGGTTCCCCCGAGCCGATGGGCGCACCCAACGTCGAGCCGTTCGGGCGTCAGCCTCCACCGCCGCCGGTGCCCACCCGCAGCGAATACGAGCGCAAGGTGAAGGCCGAGGCCGAGGCCCTGCGCCGGGCCCGCGAGCAGCAGGTGCAGGCGCCGGCCGATCGCATGGACATGACCCAGGCCGAGACGCCCGACTTCCTCAATCAGGTCAACGGCGCCGCGCACCTGCTGTCCACGATCGGCATCGAGCTTGGCAACGTCGGCCACGACGATAAGGCCGCGCTGCAGCAGTTCGCCGCCGCGATGCAGGAGAACACGCGGCGCTATGTCGGCCAGCTGATCCAGCGCAAGCGGCGCGAGCTTGCCGATCTGGAGCGCATCCTCGGGAAGCTCTGATGCCGTTCACCGCCGCCGAGCTTCGGGCCTGCGCCCAGCGTGAGCTGCAGCTGCGCAAGCGGGTCTACCCCAACCGGGTCGAAACCGGCCGCATGTCCAAGCCCGAGGCGCAGCGGCAGCTGGCCATGATGCAGGCCATTGTCGACCACCTGAAGGAATGCGAGCAGGCCGAGCTGCTG